CCTCCCTGTAGCTCGCTATCTTTCACTCCGACCACTCATTTCTGAGTGTGCTGTCGGTATCAACGCTCAAGGTCCTGAATGGGATGCGTTAACACGACATTTGCGGAAACATGGTTCCGAACGAATTCTTGCAGGAGATTATTCGAAATACGATTTGCGTATGCCGGCACAACTCGTGCTTGCTGCCTTCGATGTATTGATGACTCTTGCACACGCTTCCGGTAATTACACCGAACGAGATCTGTCAATTATGCGAGGAATCGCGACTGACGTTGCTTATCCTCTCATGGCCTATAATGGCGATTTAATTCAACATTACGGATCTAATCCATCAGGTCAAAATTTGACAGTCTACATTAATTCTATTGTTAACTCTCTCCTTATGAGATGTGCCTACTTTGCTATGAATAGGAATTACCCTCCTTACCGTAGTATGGTTTCTCTCATTACTTATGGAGATGATGTGAAAGGCTCGGTTTCTGCCAAGATTCCTGAGTATAATCACATCACCGTAGCTGACTATTTGTCCAAACACGACATGAAATTCACCATGCCAGACAAAGAATCGGAAGCTACTGAGTATATGATAGATGAAGAAGCCGATCTTCTTAAAAGGAAAAATATTTACAACAAAGACCTTGGTATGTTTGTCGGAGCCCTCTCAGAGGACTCTATATTCAAATCACTCCATTCAGTCTTGAAGTCTAAAGAATTGACTCCTGATCACCAGGCCGCTATCAACATAGATGGGGCGTTACGTGAGTGGTTCTTCCATGGGGAGGAATTATATGAAAGAAGACGTGCTGAAATGAAGCGTGTTGCGGAAAAGGCCGACATTGTTTGGATGTGCCGAGAACTCGACACCACTTACGCTGAAAGACTGGAACAACACTGCGAGCGTTACAATTTGAAAACTATCGATCAAAAGCTTGACACGCAGGGAGAGGAGCGACCTCTCAATCCAGATGCTACAGAGTATGTCCCAAAGAAAGACTTTTCCTCATGGGATTATAAACGATTAGTTCAAACCCGTG